TGTAAATTCTTTTTGAAATCTTTCAATGACACTGGGAACATTTCTTTTATCATTTCCTTGAAACATAATAATACTTTCATTTTTTAGGTAATGTTTATTATAATAAGCATAATCATAAACAGATACAGTAGTTCCTCTTTCACATAAGCAATTATCATGGAAAGCAATTTTTACCATATTACAATTTACATTGATTTATCTTTATACTTTTTCAAATTTTAATGAATATTAACGAATAGTAATAAATTCCGTGTTATTCATTTCTTCTATTAAATCTGCATAAATTTCACTTAATTTATCGTCACCACTTTTTCTATTACTCTTATTAATTAGATTTAGTTTTCCGATACCAAGAACTTTGCTAAGTTCGTCTTGTTTATTGAAAATATCTTCATATTTTACGCAATATATTTTATAGTTTCTTTTTGTATTTGGTTTCATATAATTATCATGAAATTCTCTTATTTTATACAAATCTTCGGCCTTATTTAGGACATCATCTAACTTAATTTTTGAATCAATTTGAATATGCTTTAAATGTTCAGGATTACGAAATCGGCTTGGAATAGAAAAACTAGGATTTCTATAAATATATATGACGCAAAAGTTGTGTAATTCATTATCTGGAATAGATATACCATTAAACCATTCATGATAAGTATTTCCTCCTTTTTCATTTCCAATATATTCTAATCTATCCGGAGGATTTCTACTATGTATGTGTTTTGTATTACCGTATTTTTTCAAAGCATCGCATAACATAGTAGAACCTGAACCACCATATGAGCATACATAAAAAGAATTAGTATGGTATTTGCGCATACCCATAAACATATTCATACTTGTAAATCCACTATATAATTGTAGTTATATTATTTTTAAATATTATTTTAAAAATATACTTATAATATAATGTATCCAGTTTCATATTTTAGTTTTGTCTTGCTTCCATTACTTTTTATTGATAAAAAGATAGCCTCATTGTTTTATCCATATATTCTACTTACTTGTATTTTTGGTATATTAGTGAATATCATCTTATTATTTTATAAGCCATTAAGAAAAAAATTTTATAAGATTTTTCCAAAAGCAATTACATTTAAGTATCCACCAGAAATAAAAATATTGTTCTATCTTTTTATTATTTTCATTAAATTATTATTGTTATATATTTGGCCTAAAAATCTATCATATGATGCTTGGTTAGCAACAACAATGTTATTTATATTTTATATTGTTCATTATTTATTTTTGAAGGAATTTTCTTAAAAAATTTTTCATTTTTAACTCACATGCTTCCATAGATACATTTTCTAGAATATATTGTCTAGGTTCATAAAGAGCTAATTTAGATATAAATATTTCAATCATTTTACAAAAATCATTTACATGATCAATTTTCTCACCGCATCTTGCGTCCCAATAAGGAACACAAGTTGCTTGTATATTAGGATATGATTGTCCTACTTCTTGATTCATTGATACTACATCCCAAACCAATAGAGGAACATTTGCAGCCATTGCTTCTTCTAATGCAAATCCTTGGCTTTCGTGTCTTCCAATCCATATTCCAAATTTTGCATCTTGTTGTAAAAATTTTAAGTAGTCGGTTTCTTCATACTCAAGTCCATGGTAAAATATAATATATTCAATTTGATTTAATGTCAAGTAGTTAGTTACAAATGCTAATTCTTCTTGTCTTCTTGATTTAAAATAAATAAATATTTTTTTTCTATCATTAATATTACGAACATTTTTATACATTTTACAATCAACACCGAAAGGCATAATTTGAAAATTAATATTTTTTGTGCAAGGATATTTTTTCCAACATTCTACAGACCATAAACTAGGTTGTAAATAAACAGCATTAGGATAAGAAATTTTTTTCATATCATTTTCTTCTGGAAATACAGAAAAGTGAGGTCCAAATATAAATTTATGTTGCGTATGATTTTTTATATCGTAAGCCATCGATGGACTATAGATTACATCATAATCTTTTAATGAAAATGAATATGTATTTTCTAATTCTTCTAATGTTTCAATTTCATTATCAACTTCTATTTCAGTTAATTCGTAACATCTATAAGCAGAAATAGCATTATAATTTTTATAATGGAATCCGTTATTTATTAAAAGAAATTTCATATAAACGATATAAATTTATCGTTTTAAATAATTTTTATATGAATATGAATGTAGTGTTAATTCCTTCAATTATAAATACTCCAAATTTACCATTAAGTTATAGTGATGTTAGGAGTGTATTTACTAGAAAAGAACGTTTTATACAATTACAAAAAACAATTGAAAGTGTAAAAAAGAAAATTCCAAATAATTATATTGTTGTTGTTGAATGCACAGATTTAAATAAAGAAGAGACAGAATATTTATCTTTTAATATTGATTTATTAGTAAATGTTTATAAAAATGAAGAAGCAAGAGAAATCATTTATTCTCCTTCAAAATCATATGGTGAAGGAACAATGACATTGCTTGGTTTAAAATCATTATTAAGAAGGAAAATAGAATGGAAAAATTTGTTTAAAATTACAGGAAGATATTGGCTAGGTGAAGAGTTTAATTTTGAAAAATATAATAATTCACATAATGTAATAAAATGTATTGATGATGATAAAAAAAATTTATATACATGTTTTTATAAATTAAATAAAATAGCAGTTGTTAGATGGTATTATTATTTGACAAAACAAGACGAGGAATTTAAAAAAAATACAAATTTTGAAATAATTTTTGGTAAATTTATTGATAAAATACATGAAAATAAAAGATTTATTAATAGACTAGGTATTCTTGGAAACGTGGCAACTAGTGGAGAATTGGTTCAAGGATAAAAAAATTGATTTATTACTTTTATAAGTTTAAAAGTAATAAAATGACATTCTATAAACCTACTCTATTATGCATACCAAAAGTAGAGAAATCAACATCTTCTGATGATATTTTTAAAACATTAGTGTCTTTAAATATAGGTTATATTTATAAAATTATTGAAGAACCTTTACCAAATAAAGATAATTACAAAAGCTTCTTTATTAAATTTTCATGGAATACAAAAAATAAAGATGCATTATTTCTAAAAAATAAATTGTACGAAAAGGGTTCTCTCAAACTTGTTTATGACGAACCATGGTATTGGAAAGTGGTAGAATCTAGAAAAATTGATTTATTATTTAAGTAATTAGTAGAAGAAAAAATGACAACTACAATGGAGAACTTTAAAGATATGTCTTACGGAGAATATAAAAATAAATTAAAAAATTTCAAATTTTTAATGAAAAAGTTTATTGTTACAACAAGATTTACAAATGAAACTTGGGAAGAAAATAAAAATTATCGCTTAGAAAATCAACATAATGGATGTTTATATTGTGCTCCGGACCCGTTATCATTGAATATAAATAAAAATAGTATCGTGTTTGTATTAGAAATGAATAATGAAATAAATTCTATTATGGGAATCGGGTTAATAAAAAATATCCCAAAAATAAACAGTTTTCAGGTATATGATGAAAAAAATTATAACCGATATGTTTTTATGGGTGAATATCGTATTGATAGAAAAGAGATGGATAAAGATGAAGAAACTATTATGAAAGTATTTGATATTTTATGTTTTAAAGGAAATAAGCATATGAAGAGAGGTCAAGGTTTGAAATGTTTTCCGCAAGAAATGTTATTTAAAATGAGTCAAAGAATAGATTTAGTGGAATTTATATCAAATATGTTTAAAAAAAGAATAAAAAGCAATACCTAACAAAATAATTTAAATGATTTGTACTCTTATTATAAGTAAGTTTTTTAATGTCTAAAGACCTGTATAAAATTAAAGATTACAGTGATGCAGAATTATACGAAATTTTAGATCTAAATAATCCAACAGATAGAGAATTAGAAGCAAAAATATTAATGATGATACATAAATATGAAAATTCAAAAGCGAAATCTAGCAAGAAATTAGTAAAATTTTTTGAAGATATATATGAACATTTTTTTGATGATAGTGATGAAGAATTATACGAGGATTTTACAGATAGAAAATTAACAGATGAACAAAAAGCAGAAAATGATGCATTAAACACAACTCTAGATGAATTAAAAGAAAAAGGATTAATAGATTATGATGTTACTTTGAATGAACTTTCTGAGGACTCTTTTAATGAGCTAATAGAAACAAAAAAATTAATGGATGCTGAAATGGCTGCCGACCCTAACGCATATAATCCAACAAAACAATATATACCGCAAACAGATAATATTGATAAAGATACAACAACTGATGCACAAAGCAATGAAGTTTATACAAAAGAGGTTCCTTATGCTGGTGGAACATTAAATCCAATTTTAAAGCAAACAAAAAAAAGAGTAATTAGTATTGATAGCCAGTATCGTGCTGATAAGAGAACATTTCCTACTGAATTCACTTTTGATTTATCTGAGCCTTTAAAAGATGTAGTTTCTTTAAAATTATATTCTGTGCAAATTCCCTTTACATGGTACACTATTGCAAAAACATATGGAAGTAATTTTTTTTATATTAAAGGTAATGCACCTGGAATACAAGATAATCCAAATCATGATGTTCAAATAGATATTTCTGCAGGAAATTATACTCCAACAGAACTAGCAACAAATTTAAATAGTGCAATTGCTAGACAAGCATCTAAATATCCAGATACAAATTTTAATACAACAGATGTTAGTTATAATAAATTTACATCTTTAACAACGGTGACATGTGATATAGACAAAACATATAATGAAAATAGTTATTCTGTAGAGTTTCCTGTAACTGCGATTGATGATTTAAGTCTAAGTCCATATTTATTAGATGCTTCAAGAAATATTACTATTCCTGCATACTTAGGTCTTCAAACACAAACTTATTACCCTAATGTAATTAAAACTTTACCAGAACCAGAACCTAGTGCAAGTGATGAATTTTTTGTTTCTAGTGGAGATACACAAAAATCAGATGTTTTACAAAATAATTTTTTCAGTATTTATAAATATATTAGTAAAAATGATTTTGATATAAATGATGTTTCAATTATTGATGTAAGTTTTGATATTAGTATGACATTAGTAGCAGATGCTTCTTATACAAGACAACAAATTGTTGCAGATATAAGCAGTCAATTATTAAATAATTATTATTTATCAGATTCATATTTGAAAAGAACAAATGTTTCTAGTTATAATGATAGCAATGATTCTTTTTATGAATTAAAAATAAAGCCTAATAGATTTACAACACAAAATGTTGCTAATTCAAAAGTAGCTATTGTTTTTCCAAGTAATAGTAGTAATACCAACATGTGGTATGGAAAAGGTTCATGTTTTGGGTTTGATAATCAAATAAATGAAATGAATGATATTATAGGTGAAAAACCAGCAATTGTTCAAAATGATGTATTTATTCAAAAAGCAGAAGAGAGAAATGATGTTTTAATAGTTAATTTTACTCCGAATCAACCAGCATTTCAAGTAGATCCAAGCGTAAATGATTTAAGTTTTTCTGTTTTATATACGAATGATGGTTATACAACAACTGAATTTTTGTCGGCTTTAAATAATAGTGTTAAAAATATCCCAAATAGTGAAACTTTATATAATTATAATAGTGACAATGAATCCCTGAATTTTAATGATGTTGAAACAACACAGGACCCTTCTGGAACATATGCTTATATAGATTCAACAGATAGATTTAATTTTAAATTTGATATAGTAAAGGACATATCATTTGGTAATTATGAAATAGATTTAAGTGGTTCTATTATTGAAGATAATATAGGAAAAGGTTTTTCTTCAGCTTTTGCTCCGAATGATGGAAATGAAAAATTAGGAGAATTATATGGTGGCGCTGCAAATACACCTTTGCATACAATCAGACAATTTGAAAAGGTATATACATTTAATACAACTGCTAATTCAAGAATTATTGATTGGATTAATAAACCAATATTTTCTGTAAGAACAAGAACAGACGCATTTCAAATTAAGACAACAAGTGACTTATCAGATAATTTTGATGTTTCATTTAATTATGATGGTGTTAATCTGTTGGAGCCAGGTAATTATGGAGTATGGCAGAATTACATAAATAAACAACTAGCAAGCTTTAAAGACCCTAGTAATAATTTACCGTTATTTACAACAAAATTAGGTGTAGATGCATCTGGAACTCCACTATTTTTTAGTAATAGATTTGAGGACCCCCTTGATCCTTTAAGTCCTCGAACCGGTGATATTAGTTTTAATATTATGATAAATAAAAAATTAACTTGTGTAAATTATAATGTGCAGTTAATGGATGTGTCTTCAGGTTTAGTTTCAAGAGATGCTGATTTCAATGCAGATAATACATGGCGTGATACATTAATTATGGATACTGAATTATGCTTTACATCTCTTTTAGATACAAAATACAACTTATTTCAAACATTACCATCTGATGGAATTATTAATAATATATTAAATAACTTTAATGAAACCATAGGAACAATAGATGCAAGTGGTGTAGTTATTTTAACAGCAAAACAAGTATTGCCTGCTTCAAATTTTATTACTATTACAACTGATAGAAATGATACTATTAATATTATTGCACTTGATGATGGTGTTTATTCGTCTGGTGGAGAAAATAATATTACATTAACTATTCCGTCTGGTGCTTATACACGAGCGTCCTTAATAATTGCAATGAATGCAGCTATTGCAAATCATTCCAACGAAACAACACAAATATCAGGTCAGTTTGAACTTATAAGTCGTAATAATTTGAATTATTTAAATATAAATCTCACTCTTTTAAGGAAATATTTACCTAATGATTTTAAAATAGTTTTTTATGATGAATTAAGTTTTGCACAATGTTCAGCAGGATTTTCAAGTGTAAAAAATACAACATGGGATTCCACATTGGGTTGGGTTCTTGGTTTTCGTGAATATACAGTATATGATTTAAAAGCAATTGGTTTAACAACAACAACAAACGCAATAACAATAATAGGTGATACAGGAGTAAGCACACAATTGTATAATTACTTTTTATTGTGTTTGGATGATTTTAATCAGAATCATTTAAATGATGGATTGGTTACGATTACAAATCAAGATACTAGTGTTCCATTGCCTTCTTATGCAAATCGTTCAGATTTTCAATGTGATCCAGTTTCAGGAGAAGTAATCTATAATACTTCAGCTGGATTAACAGAAAAACAAATGTATGCTGCAGTAGAAATATATAATTCAAAAAATGTAACTACTTCAATTGGAAGTTCAGTTAGTTCAAAAAGTTATGGTTCTGGTCCATTCGTAAAAGATGTATTTGGTATTGTTCCTCTTAAGGTATCTAATTTAGTTTCTGGTTCTGCCTATACTGAATTCGGTGGAACATTACAAAATCAAGAGCGAAATTATTTTGGTCCTGTTAATATACGCAGAATGACTGTAACTTTAAGAACAGACAGAGGTGATTTGGTAGATTTAAATAATGCGAATTGGTCATTTTCATTAATTGCTGAGCAACTAAATAAAAATCCGAATGAATAATTTAGTCTTTTATGTTTTAGAAAATGTCTATTATATATATAATGTCTCAGAGCGATTATTTAAAACATAAAAAAATATCTAATAAATTGAGTATTGATCATTCAAGTAACGACCCTGCGGTATTGAATTCACAAGATTATATTGACTATCGTTCTTATGCTTTGAACAACGAAAGTATAAACACAAAAACAATAGAAAATAGAATTACACCTACTGGAAAACAAATGATATTTGGAGTAGAATTATCTGTAACTGATTGTCCTTCCTTTATTGACTGTTCCAATACTCATTTACGACCTAATAGAGAGTTAAATTCTGCAGGAAATTTAGACGGTTGTGTTAATACAACTTTTCGTCCATTGTCTTGGGAAGATAAAAAGAATATGAAAACAAAAG